AAACCTATTATTGCATCCTGCGGTTCTATCTCTTTTGCCTGCTCTACTATGGTGCTACAAAGTTCTTTAGTATACCTTTGCTGCCACATCTGCCACATTGCGTTCAAGGTAACATCTCACAGATAGCTTTGTGGGTGTCTAGTTGACCCTTAACATCTCCGATTGATGCCATTAGTTAGCCTCCAATGCGGCAAGACGGGCTTCAAAGGCTGCGTTCTGTGCCTCTAGGGTTTGTACTTTGGCATTGAGTTCTTGGATTGCAGCGGTCAGAGTAGCAACTAGGAATGATGTATCTACGCCTTGGTAGATTGGTTTGCCATCATCGTTTACCGCATCTTTTTCTCCAGTTACACAGTCAGGCAAAACTTCCGCAAGTTCATGCGCTATAAATCCTTGACCAGCAGAATTAGTTGATTTCCATGTCCAAGTGCTAGGTTTTAATTGTGTAACCGTAGCAAGTGCGCCTGTCATTGGCGCAATATTTTCCTTTAGGCGATAATCTGAACCAGTATTAAAAGCAGTAGATGATCCTGTTACGCTTATATTTCCAGACCCAGATAATGTAAGGCCATCATAATAAAACAACATTGCATAGTATTGATTTGCCCCGCTATCGTTTGTAATGCCAATTCCATAACCATTTTGAGAAGCATTATCTCCGCATTGAATTGCCAATCCAAACTCATTTGCGGTTGAATTTTTTATTACTTGTTTTCCGTTTGCGCCAGACCAATTGCTTGTTGTCCCAACAAAAAAATCACCATCGCTAGTGATACGGGCACGCTCTGTGGCATCCCCTGAAGAATTTGCAGGTAAAAATGCTATTGATGCCGCCCTGCTTGTTCCAGACTCACGAACTGCTGACACAGCAGAAGAACCATTATATGTTCCGTCTTGCCATCTTAACCCCAAGTCAACTCGTTGGTTAGTTGTTGCTGTTCCGCTATTTGACAAATAAAGTGCGGCATTATTAAGAACTGTTGTTGATGTATCTGATGTATTTATTTGTGCTTTACCTACTATACTTGTTACCCCAATCCCTACATTACCACTTGAATCAATCCGCATCGCCTCAGTACCGCCTTCTGCAAAGCCTATCGTATCTGCGGCAGGGAAGAATATGCCTGTATTGGTATCGCCAGCAGGGTAGATAGACGGTGCTGATGCTGAACCAGCCGGTACTTCGTTTACCGCACCAGAAGTGTTGATCGTGCCAGTAGCATCCGGAAGTGTCAAGGTACGGTTAGTATTTGTTGCTGGCGGCACAATAGATATAGTTCCTGTACCACTTGTGGTTAGGACATCTACTTGGCTTACGCTAATGGTTCCATTTGCCATGTTTTATTCCTTAGAAATTTTTATTGTTGCCATTATTTAGCCTCCAATGCGGCTAGACGGGCTTTAGTTGTATCTAGTTCTGCTTTGAGTTCTTGAATTGCTTTGGTCAGAATTGGAATGATGTTTTGATAGGCAACGCTGTAATAACCTTCTGCGCCACCTTGTTGGACTACGCCATCCACATAGTTCTTGCCTTCAAGGGCAACCAAAAGTTCTTGAGCGATAAAGCCTGTCTGAGTGCTTTGGTCTTTTAACCAATCTTCTTTGTAGCGGTAAGTAACAGGATTTAGTTTCTCTACAACATCAAGACCAGATTCAATCGGAGCAATGTCATCCTTAATTCTTGCATCAGAACCGTTGACATAAGCGCCAGCACCCCAAACACCTGTGCCGTTACATTGTAAATTGTATGCGCCTTGGTCGGTGGTTCCTGCAATATAAACTTCACCGCCGGTAGTGATACGCATACGTTCTGCGGGGTTGCCGCTATTTGAGGTAGAAAATGTTAAATATGCACTATTGTCATCGGAACCTCTAACCCCATCTATTATTGCGTTACGATAAGATGTGTTTGTGCTCCCTGAGTCTGTAAAACTGATTCGCCCAAGAATTTCATTAGCAACTGTTTGATTTGAGACAAGGGTAAGGCCGCTTCTTCCAGAAGAAGCCTGAATAACTAACGAAGTAGAGGCATCAACATAGGTACTAGGCGATGTGCTACCAATCCCAACATTACCGCTAGAGTCGATACGCATACGTTCTGTTGCATCAACAAACCATGCATGACCCAAATATCCACGATACTCTAGCCAATTATTTACAGAGCCTCCAGACTGAAGCCTAGTTGAATCTGCTGTAATTGAACCAGTTTGAATGCCTAACGAGCCACTTCCTGTGGGCATTACAACAGTTAATTTTCCGTTTTGGCTAGTTGTGCCAATCATTACATTACCGCTGGAATCAATCCGCATCGCCTCTGCACCGCCTTCACCAAAGGCTATGGTGTCTGCCGCAGGGAAGAAGATACCCGTGTTGGTATCGCCTGTGGTTGTAATAGACGGCGTTGAGGCAGAGCCAGCAGCAAACTCAATGGTCTGTGCTCCGCCAGTAACTACGACTGTTCCCGTTGAATCAGGCAGCGTCAGCGTCCTATTTGTGTTGCTATTGGGGCTGGCAACTGTGAATACTCCAGTACCGCTGGAGTTACTCTCTAGCTTTATTGATGACATTAGTTAGCCTCGATCCAGTTAGTTGTTGCTTCGTCCCATGTGTATCGCTTGCCATCGTCAGGGTAAGCCACCGGAGCGTCCCATAGGCAAGTATCCTCGTTAAGCATCCATGAGGCATAAGGCTTTGGAGGAATAAACGCATCCCGGTCTTTGTCGTAGGTGTATCCAATGCCAGCAAAGTTCTTACGAAATGGCGTGCCACCTAACAAGTGAACACCACCGTGTGTGTTGTAAGAAGTTTGACGATAAGTATCACCAGTTCTAGCGCAGAGTTCTAACTCTTTACCGTCATCTTCTTGTCTACCAACTGTGACAAATACGACAGTTCCAAGGTTGTCTAATTTAGCAAAATGACTCATGAGAATGTCACCGTTTCAGAAGTCGTTGATGTAGCAGTTACCGTGTAAATTTTAAATCCAGATACAGAGGTTGATACTGACGATGTAACACCGCCTGAAAATGTAGCAGTACGGGTATCTGCAATTTTAATGATGACTACTCCTGAACCTCCGTTTCCTCCAGTATTGCCAGTAGAGTTTCCACCGCCACCACCACCCCCGCCCGTATTAGCGGTTCCCGCCGTACCATTTCCATTGCCGCTACCACCAGCACCACCACCGCCAGTAGCAGAACCGCCAGCAGAGCCTTGTGAAGTCCCGCCACCCCCACCGCCACCGCCACGGGTAACGCTAGAGCCGGTAATCGTGGATGCAACCCCTGCGCCGCCAGCACCAGACTGACTTCCAGAACCGTTTGCCCCTACTGCCCCAGCACCGCCACCGCCACCGCCGGGAAAAGGTGAGCTGGTGTTATTGTTTCCACCTGCGTATCCTTGACTTGCGGTTCCAGAACCACCTGTGTATGAAACGCCTGATGCTGGCGCACCAGCACCAGAGCCACCAGAACCACCCTGCGCCGATATTGTTCCGTTACCGCCCCCAGATGAAGTGATTGTAGAAAGAACTGAATTGCCGCCTTTTGTTGCGGCTGTGGCAGTAGTCCCTGTGCCTCCAGCACCAACAGTAACGGTATAAGCGGTGTTCAGAGTTAAAGTTAATCCAGACTCAGCCCCACCGCCACCGCCACTTGTTCCAGCACTTGTTCGATAACCACCTGCGCCACCACCGCCACCGCCATTAGAACCACCAGAGCCACCCCCGCCTCCTGCAATTACAAGGTAATCTACTGATAAAGTAGGGCCTGTTCCAAAGGCAAGCCAAGAAGAACTTGTTGAACTATACCACTCAGGCGTTCCAACAGTAGTGTTCATCCGAATCATCCCGTTTGTTGGCGATCCGGGGCGTTCAGCGGTAGTGCCTACTGGAATTCCAAAAGCAGTTGTTACGCTAGGTTGCGTAATGCCGCTTGTACCGTCTAAAACAATAGCCATATTAGATCACCATCCATCGTGCGCCAGAGTCTACCGTCACCGTGAACCCAGAAGTAATTGTAATAGGGCCGATAGAACCAGCATTGTGTGTTCCAGTTATTGTAATGTTTTCTGCAATTGATTGGGCATTCCAGAAGATTGCCTTATTAGTAGCAGAACCTTCAAACTGACCACCACCAGAAAATGTAGCCCAAGTGGTATCATAGTTAGTGCTACTATTCTTCTGTAATATTTGACCAGTAGTACCACCAACCGGGACACCTGGGCCAGTAGGACCAGTAGCCCCAGTCGGTCCAGTAGGTCCTGTTGGACCAGTAGGGCCGGTAGCACCAGCGGGGCCAGTAGGGCCTGTCGGGCCAGTTGGTATAGTAAAGTCAAAGACCGCAGCAGACGAGGAACCACTGTTAGTAACAGAAGCACTTCCACCAGCAGGTCCGGTAGTCGTAGTTCCTACAGCAATTGTAGCCGCTGATCCTGTTGGTCCAGTTGGCCCTGTAGGCCCTGTAGGGCCGGTAGGACCGGGAGAACCTGTAGGCCCCGTAGGACCAGTTAACCCTGTCGGACCTGTTGGACCTGGAGAGCCAGTCGGTCCTGTCGTACCAGTCGGTCCAGTTGGCCCTGTAGGGCCTGTTGGGCCGGTAGGACCGGTAGGTATAGTGAAGTCAAAGACTGCGGCAGAAGACGAGCCGCTATTAGTTACAGCGGCACTGCCACCTGCTGGGCCTGTAGTGGTAGTACCGACAGCAATCGTAGCTGCTGACCCTGTCGGGCCTGTAGGTCCGCTTGGTCCAGTTGGGCCTGTCGGGCCAGTGGGACCGGTTGGGCCAGGAGCACCAGCAGAACCCGATGGGCCTGTAGGGCCAGTAACACCATCAGGAATACCAAAGGACATCGATATAGATGAAGGATCATACGAGACAGTCGGTGTTGCCCCGGAAGGCAATGACGAGACTGTTACATCTAAACCAGTGGTAAAGTCAATTGTAGACTGAGCCGATGCCGCTGCTGAGGTAGCACTAGCGGCAGCCTGATTAGCATAAGTAAGGGCTAACTGCGCTGTATTCGCTTGATCGGCTGTTGCATCGCCAGAACCACCAGGACCACGATATATCGCCATATCAGTACCAAGTAGGGATGTAACCACCAGCATCAGTAGACCATGCCTTGGTCAACGATGCATCTTCATAGACATTGATATAGTCAATGCCTGCCGTTTTACCTGTCAGACTAGAAAGAACATCTAAAAACATAGCACCACTGTTATCATAAGTGTTGTACTGTGCTGGGGCAGAGCCTAATTTCTTTGTGGGGATGTAATCAACCCATGCAGTGAGTCCAGAAATGCTGCTAAGTTTGTTAACCACAACTTTAGTGGTTCCATTAGCAGTAGCATAGGTAGTAGGGTAGCAACGAGGTATCATATTATTCCTCTATTTTGTTTTCTATAGCAACCTCAGCGAAGATGCTATAGAAAAGCCTCCTAAGAGGCAAAACCGTAAGGTTTAGAATGCTGGGCGGCCTACAACAAACTTTAGAGTAGTAGAAGCCAGATTTACTGCGCCAGCAGTGTTATTTAGAACAGTCAGAGTTACTGTGTTAGCAGCAGTTACTGCGCCACCGATAACGGTATCTACAGTATCTACGCCAGCAGAGATGCCCATAACGATGTCACCAAGAGCAACACCAGGAACTGTCACATCAGCAGATGCAAATGTACCAGAGCCGGTAGCAGCGTTGGCGAAATCGACAGTCTCAGAAACTGCCCACATCTCAGAGAACAAGCCCTGAAACTGGGAACGACCTTGATAAACAGCCATAATAATCTCCTTAAGTGGTTAGAAGGGGGCCAGCCTTGTGAGCCAACCCCCGATTGTTATTCCTGATTAGGCAGGAACAGCAAGAGCCACAGCGGAAGTATCACGCAACTCACCAACACCGTAGAGCGTGTCAGCAGTCAACAGGGTACCGAGGTACTCTTGTTTGTACTGGGTCTGAACACGAACACCAAGCTGGTCAACCAGAACAAATGCCTCTGGATGTGCCAACAGAGCGATACGGGTGGTCGTTGTCGTTGCCGTATCGGCGTTGGTCGTTACAAAGACCTTAACGCCGTATACGTCACCAATCTGACCGTTGCGGATGGTAGCGCCATCACCAACGAAAGCCTGCTCAGTAAAGCGAGCAAGACCCATCATGGTGTTACGAGTTGCAGGAGGAACGATCAAGAAACGTCCATCCATCGGAACATCCTGGTCATCCAAACGCTGGATTGCACGGCGAAGGCCAGCATCCGTCAGAGCCGTACCTACGTTGGTGCCGTCAACATACAGCGTTGAGCCATCACCAGCAAGATATGCTTTGTCATAGTTAGCCGAACCTGCTGTACCGGACTGAGCACCACGACCCAACTGGATCAGCGATGTGTCAATACGGGTAGCAAGAGCGTAGCCAGCGTCATCCGTGTAGAAACGGCGAAGCGAGGACAGAGCCTGAACTTCAGCAAAGTCTTCGATCAAACGGCTGTACTCATAGTGCTGGTTAATCGTGACAGTCTTCTCAGTGCCACTCTCA